CCAAAATGTCGAAAGAAAGGTGGGACTAGAGTTATATCCATGTCACCTGTCGATTTTACTATACAATCAAGACAAGTCTTCGGTGATTTTATTCTTGCTCATGCTAAGTGTCGATCTGACCTTGAACATTCTATTGGTGTGAATACCTATAGTGATGAATGGAGTCATATTGCGAAAAGTGCTTTGAGAAAAGGAACTAAAATTGTAGCTGGAGACCATAGCAAATTTGGACCTAGGATGATGACAATTGTGAGTGAAGCAGCTTTTAAGTGTATCCGTGATTGGTATGAATTTCATGGTGCTGAAGCGGATCATCTCAAGCGCATCGATATGATGTCAGCTGAATTGATGAACTCCGTGCACCTTGTTTTTGATATTTTATATCAGGTTATGTGTGGTATTATATCTGGTTCTTTGTTTACAGCAGTTTTCAACTCACTTTGTGATAATATGTACTTTAGAGTAGCTTGGTTGTTGATAACTAAGCGTTCATTTGAAGATTACTATCGTTGTATGTTTGCAACAACATACGGAGATGACAACTTCAATTCTGTGTCTGATGAGATAGCTGAAGAATTCAATGTGGCCACACTTCATAAATTCTTTGCGGAATATGATTTGGCTTACACTGATGTTCATAAAAATACCTCAGATAACATGGAAAAGTACTGTGACTTGAAGGATGCTACATTCTTAAAAACTGGATGGAAAGATCACCCGCTGAAGGCAGGATATTATTTGCCCACTCTTGAAAAAGATTCGATTGAAAATCAACTTAATTGGATCACCGTTGAGGGAGATGCAGTTGACAATACAATGACTAATTGTAAGAGTGCCTTGCGACAAGCGTTCGGGCATGGTAAGGAATACTATGACGAACTGGCTAACAAAATCAAAGCCGCGTTTGCTCGACAAGGACAACATTTTATGCATAGGACTTGGGAAGAGCAATATGTCAGCATAGACTCAGATTATCATGTGATGAAATGAGTTGCTGGAATATTGTTGATTACTAAGCCAAGTTGTATGATTCGGGTGCTGTTACAGCCGACCTCTGACTTGGACCAAAACATGAGATGTTTAATTAATAAGATTAATTTAGAATAGGAAAATTATATATAAAGATAACCAACTCTATATAATAATTAAAAAAAAAAAAAAAACACGCG